AGCGATAGGGTGGTTATCTGGTGTTGGTGCGGTGGGTTACTGCTGAGGTATTTTTTTGATATCTAATTCCGTGATATTGGCTTTTGCTCCAATTACAGCCCATAAATAAATATGCTCTGCGCAATCACCTTCATCTTCTGCTTCAATATCCTTTTCCCAAGGCTCGCCATTCCATTTACAAGCCACTTTGAACATTGGCATGTCATACTCCCTCCGTTATTAACTAAACACGATGCTAATTATCAAGCTTGGGTTTTTGAATTAAGTTACTCACTGTGGTATCTACTGCTTCCTGATCGATGGTGTCGAATAGCTTGTTGCGTGCTTCTTCCGCTTCATTAAAGCTTTCCTCATCATCGTCGTCGTAATCTATCCATAATCCAAAATCGACATCGAAAATTTTCTCAGGCCAGCAATACTGCACTCCAACTTTTTGCTCATCTGCGTCATGAGCTTTCTTGATTAGAATCTGACGCCCATGTGACTCAAATTCCTTAAACCATATTTCCATCTCTATCTCCTATCTATTAATCAACTCACCACAGTCCACCGAATGGACTGGGATTAGTTAACTGTGCCTGCTTTTAACCACGTCAGGCGAGGTGGTTCCTCACTTTCCACAGTCAAGGAAAATTGATATATTGGTTATTCCACAGTCAAAATAAGGAATGATTTAAATGCCTCGGTATACAGTCAGAATTGAATTACCAAATGCTGATTACGATGATTATCAGAGTCTGCATGAGCGCATGAGTAATAATAGATTCCATAAGTACATAAAAAGTGATGATGGAGTATGGTTCAATCTTCCAGATGCTGAATATAACTATGATGGAGATCTTGACATTGATGGTGTCTTTCAATCAGCGGTTAACGTCGCCAAATCAGTAAAAGCTAATGCTAAAGTATTAGTTACTGAATCAGCCGGTAGAAAGTGGTCTAACTTAGATAAAATCTAATATCTTGACCAATTACTGCTTCATCTTTAGGTAAGCTGGTTTGTTTGCTGTTAATTAACTTTACAACCAGCTTTATTGCCTCATCTCGCGAAATACCTTCATTTTTTTCTACTGTATTAATCAAGCTTTCAAATTCTCCCATTGCGTATCTCCTATCTCGCCGTCACCCCGAACTCACTGCTCGGATGTTTTGTTTTAACTCCTGAAAATACTGCTACATTAGGTAAGCAACAGTTATCTCCACTTGGATAATGCTTTGTTGGTTTGAGAGATAGAACAGGGCGTTCTTTCTTCTCAACGCCAAATATCGAATCCCAAATTTCTTCCACTGAGCGACTTCTCATAGCTATCTTTCGAGCCAAAAACTCACCTTGCTTTCTGCGTCTGCGAATTTTTGAGTTCTCTTTAAAAGTTATTGTTGCCATATTTACCTCCTAAGTGATCTTTGGTGGTTATGTGTTTCACGCCTTACAGGTCTCTGTGAAAATCTACCCTGTCGCTTCTAGGCTTGCCGTTGGCACACATAACCCCAAAAACCACTCAGTGGTTGCTCTGAAAATTTATTCTGAGCGTTCTTAATTGTAAAAGAGCGAACATCCTGTTTATCTATGGCTCCTTGCCTTCGATGAGTTAAAAGATACAGATAAAACTGTATTTGGTCAACAGGTAAAACTGTAATAATACAAACAAATCTGTATTATTATGATTTTTAATGGAATTTAGATACAAAAAAACCTGCTTGTTAGGCAGGTTTGTGTGAGATGTAGTGTGGTCTATCTTTTTCTACGATAAATTCTGTGCTCAATCATTGTGCCAATGATAATTAAAGAGCCTTTTTCGCTATCTAGTATAGGGTAGTCATCATTTAATGGTACTAACTCAAAGTGCTCTGTTCCATCTATATGAATATGTGTTGGTCTATATTTCTTAAAAGTTGCCTCGTTATCACCATTCGAGGCCACAACAAATTCACCAGGATTTGGAGCTATTTCAGGGTCAATAACAACAATATCTCCTGATTTAAAATCAGGCTCCATTGAATCCCCTTGAATTCTCAATGCAAATGCATCTTGTGATAAATCTTGATCTGTAAGTATATATTCAAAAGAACCATCACAATCTGTGATAGGAATGCTATGAGCCAAATTTCCCGCCTGAACGTAACTTATAAGAGGTATTTTTCTTGTGTTTACCTCTGAAATTGGTTGAATGTTATCTCCAGTCATCAACCACCCTGCATCACATTCTAGAGCTTTAGCAATGCTAATAATATTGCGAGGTTTCTTAGTTTTCCCATCTTCAATTGATGCCCAAGACTGTTGTCTTATGCCTGCTTTGTCTGCGGCTTCTGTTTGAGTAAGCCCCAGTAAATTTCTTCGCGATTTAACTCTATCTGCAAGACTCATAGTACTCCCTCCTGTGAGTATTCTCACAGTAAATACTGTATTTGACAAACAGGCTTATCTGTTATTTAATACAGGTAAAACTGTATAGGAGAAAGCCGTATGGAAACTATCTCTCAACGTGTAAAAGCAAAACGTTGTGAGCTTGAAATGACTCAATCTCAATTAGCTGAACTTGTTGGCATCAAGCAACAATCAATTCAAAGAATTGAATCAGGAAATACGAAGCGACCACGTTTCATTCTTGAGTTATCTAAAGCGTTAAATTGCGATCCTCAATGGTTGCAATCAGGAACAAAGTAACACGAATCGCTCTTTAACATCACTAGCCTGCTCAGAGTAAATTCTCAGAGCAAACAATCCGCTCATATGGAATGAGCCACGGATCATTACTGCTGTTCCCAATATGGGAAGTAATCTAAGAAGGAATTTAACAAATGGAACTATCAAACGAACGCAAATTTCGAGAAATCGAATCAAAAATCATGAAAGGGATACTTGTTACTGGCGCTAGAGAAGTAGCGAAAAGGACGGGTATTCACGAATCACAAATATCTCGCTGGCAATCTCAACAATCTAAAACGCAATTAAGCTTCATACAACGTTGTGCAAGGCTTTTAGTTGCTATTGGGTATGAGACACCAGATGACACAGTGATATTGCAGGGTGATGAGGCTAGGGCGTTAATTCAGATGCTTGAACATGTCAAAGCACCAAAAAGAAAAACCTCAACCACGGCGAATGGTGAGGCTTCTCAACAAATGGACTTAACCATTTAACTTAACAAATACACTGTATCAATAACCAGTATTAAAGGGAAGCTGATTTAGCTTTCCTTTTGCTGATACAGCTAATTAATGGAGTAATTATATATGAATTCTGTTTACTTAACAAACAGATATGGAGGTCGTGGTGAATACAGCTAAATTCTACGATCTTGGTGTTGCAAGACAACAAAGGAGCAACAGGGTGGAAAACCAGAAACTAGGTTTCATCCCGTTGTACAGGAGCATAAAAAATAAGTCATGGGCTAAAGATGTTTATCTTAGAGCACTGTGGGAAAACTTATTGTTAGAAGCTCAGAGCGAGCCATACACAGCCAACTACAAAGGTCATATATGGCATTTAAAGGCTGGTCAACTGGTTACCACTCCAGCCAATCTAGGGCTAAACCTGTGCGACAGGAACGGCAAGCCAACCAGTAGAGATACGGTTAATCGAATGCTGGCTGTTTTTGTTCGTGAGGGGATGATTTCAATCGAAGGAGAGAAGCATAAAGGCACGGTGATAACCATCACAAATTACAGTGATTATGCTCAAAATTCAGTCAATGTACCCGCACATAAGTACGCACATAACAACGCACATGATGAAGCCAGTATTCACGCTCCTTTAGATGACATACCCGCACATAACAACGCACATGAACCCGCACATCATGAACAATATATATTTAATAATAAATTATTAAATGATCGTCCGAGAAAAAAATCTTCTGTGCCTCGCAAGGTAAAACCTGGCGCTGCTGTTAGTTCAGAGAAAGGGGATAAATGGGGTAGTGCTGAAGATCTAAAGGCTGCTCAATGGATTTACGAAAAAGTGTTAATTGTAAGCCCTACAGCTAAAGAGCCTAACTGGTCAACATGGGCTAACGATGTTCGCCTGATGAGACAATTAGACGGGCATACACACCAAGATATTTGCAGAATGTTCAAGTGGGCTAATCGTGATTCGTTCTGGTGTAGCAACGTATTGTCACCTGCAAAACTTCGTGAGAAATGGCCAACACTGATTATTCAAAGTCAGCAACCTAATCGTAAAACTGCGATCAGCAATCCAACCCAACAGAAATCGAAAATAGATTTTGATGACACAAAATGGATGGAGGGAGTTGATATATGAAATCACTTGTTACTGCCATTCAGCAACGGGATGGTAGAGCATTACAGGCAATGAGCAATTCAGCGCCATTACAGCAAACACAGCCAGTCAGAGAGCATACCGCTCAAGTATTCAATGAGTTATTCAAACAACTTCGAGCAACATTTCCAGCGTCAATGGCAAACTTCAAAGATCAGGAGGATTTAAACGAGTTTAAACGCCAGTGGACAAAAGCATTTGCTGAAAACAATATCCGCACGATAGATCAAATTAACGCAGGGATGAAAATTGCCAGACAGCAAGAGAATCCATTCCTTCCTGCTCCTGGTCAATTTATTCAATGGTGCAAACAAGGTGAATCTCTAGCAGTTGGATTACCTAATGAGGAGCAGCTTTACGAAATCTATCGGGAATACTGCAAAATGCGTGGCTGGCGTGAAATGAAATGGCCTTCAAATGCTTGCTACTGGATGGTGACTAAAATCTACTCTGATATGCGAAGTAAAAGCCTAACGGATAGTGAAGTTAAAAAGCTTTGTGCCAAAGAGTTGCGGAGTATGACTTCAAGAATTAAATCAGGTGAAAATATTCCAGCGCCAGTTAAGCAAATACCTCAGTTATACATTCCAACCAGCAAAGAAAGATCATTAGAACACCTTGCTTCAATTAGAAAGAAATTAAATCTTAACCCTAAATCTATTTAAGGAAATAAACATGAACTTTTTCAAAAATGCGATTGTATATCGTATGACTCGTGACATTCAAATTTCAGCAGAACAACTTGAAGAGGCATTAAAAACTTTAGCATTTACACCATGCAGTAGCCAAGATATGAGTCGCTCTGGTTGGGTGTCACCACTTGGTAATCACGGTGAGATGTTAACTCACGTTGCTGGCAATCAGATTTTACTCTGCCTCAGAAAAGAAGAAAAAATATTGCCATCGACAGTTATCAAGGAAACTCTACAAGGAAAAATTGAAAAACTCGAAAGTGAGCAAGGTGTTAAGCTGAGAAAGACAGAAAAAGCGACATTAAAAGATGAAGTCATTCACTCTCTCTTACCTCGCGCATTCAGTAAGTATTCTCAAACTCAGATCTGGATTGACTTGGATAAACAAAGAATTATCGTTGATGCCAGTAGCTCTAAACGCGCAGAAGATTCACTTGCATTACTTCGTAAGACATTGGGCTCATTGCCAGTCATTCCACTTCACACCGAGCAACCAGTCGAGCTAACACTTACCGAATGGGTTCGTAATAATGATACCCCAGCAGGATTTATGCTTCATGACGAAGCTGAATTAAAAGCGGTGTTAGAGGAAGGCGGTATTGCCAAGTTTAAAAAGCAAGATTTAGCTTCCGATGAAATTGTCACTCATATTGAAGCTGGAAAATTTGTTACACAGTTATCTATGGAGTGGCAAGAGCGTATCAATTTCACATTAACTGATAGCCTTATGCTTAAGAAAATCAGCTTATCTGATGTTTTGAAAGAGCATAACGACGACATTCATCATGATGATTACGCTCAACGATTTGATGCTGATTTCATTCTGTTTATTGGTGAGTTTTCCGTACTAATCGATGAATTAGTATCTGCGCTAGGTGGCGAAGCTAAGGCTTAACACGCAAGAGGATTTTTAGATGAAAGGAACAACGTTAAGAGAGCTAATTAATCGATATGACTTACAAGCAATGGCATTGGCTGATAGACAACATCCTATTGATAGTGAATATTCAATGCCGTTCTTTAGAGCTCACTTGAAATACAGGGAAAAGTTAATGCCGAGGGGTAATGTGATGATCAGGTTAATGAAAATCCAATGCGCATTCATTAAGTATCGAAAAAGTGAAGAATAACTTCAAAAGAAAATTGATGAATACAATGCAAAATATCAGCAGGAGGCATCTAATGCAGGGAACTAATTGGGTTAAGGTGAGTGAGCGATTGCCTGAAATGGATAAGCCAGTAATTGCTGGGTGGTTCAGAGGTGAAGAGTTTGTATACCACGTTTTTATGCGCTCTGATACATGCGGAGAAGGTTGGACATGGTCAATCTCATTCGATAATTACATAAGTTGCGGTGAGGATTTCATCGAGGATGATGACTACTCAATGATAACTCATTGGCGACCAATGCTTAGCCCACCAATGCCAGAGGGTGAATGATGGAGTCACCACTTGCACGAATGATTAAGCAACAGGCGTTCGACGCTAACGTTGCCCGTTTAGTTAAACTTAACGATGAGCAATGGGATTTCATACTTAATGACCAAGACAGTGATGGAGCTTGGGCAGGAGGTCATTTTTTCGGTAACGATTATGACGAGTGGGAGATTTTAGTTGCCCACAATATCAAATATGTGAAAACAGGATTACGGGAGCCGTTAATATAGGAGGTTAACTTGGAAGCAGATTTTCTCTTCCACGAATCAACCAAAAATACCGCATGGCAACACCTCAAAGAAGTTCTATCAACAAACCAACCACACCGGATCATCATCAAGCCTTGGAAAAACAAGCGTTCACTATCTCAGAATTCCACTTTTCATTTGTGGTGCTCAGAGATAAGCAAATACCTATGTAAGAACAACGCCAATTACACACCGGAAACCGTTAAGGAAATGCTTAAGCACTCGTTCCTAGGTTACGAGGTAGTCGATATGGTTGACGTTACTACACAGCTTACAGAGCGCGTAAGGACACTACGAAAAACATCAAAACTTGATACAGGTGAAATGTTCCACTTCATGGAGCAGGTTGAACGCTGGGCGGTAGGTATAAATTGTTTCGTGACGATACCTAATAACAGTGAGTATATGAAATTGAAAAGGAAACAAGACGAATGACGCCAGAAGAAAAGTTAAAGCAATATGACGAGAAGTTAGAAGAAGCTCAGAAGTTGGTTCGATTTATCGAAGAAAGTCGCCGTGAGCACATCAACCGTTACAACTTAAACAGGAAGTGATTATGACCGAAGAACAATACAGGACTTATGCGCGGGTGATAGTTGTTGGTCGTGAGTTTATCTCGTTTAATCACAACACTATTTCAGCGGTAACAGGGCTAACACCCGCAAGAGTCGGAACGATTCTAAGAAAGCTACTTGCATTTAAGTGTGTAGAGCATGTTGAAACAAAGAGCCGTAAACGCACTCGCCCAATCAATAACTACGCAGTAACAGACGATGCAATTACTCGACTGAGAAGTCAGTTTGAAAAAGAGCGATTGGCTAATCTCCCACTCTTCCCAAAAGCAAAGAAGGTTGAAGCAAAGAAACCTAGGAAAGTGCTGGATGATTTTATGTGTGGATTGTCATTTGTCGATAAGGCCAACGTCTCAGGCATGGGGAATCCGATGTTGATGAAGTTTGATTCATTATTGAGTGGGGTGAGAGCGTGAGTGAAGAGCGCAACGGAATTTACCTCCGAATCAATGGTGATCAATATCGGCATATTTGGGTGATTGGTGACATTCACGGGTGTTTCAATTTATTAAAAAGGAATATGTATAGAATTGATTTTGATAAAGAAAAAGATTTATTGATTTCAGTTGGTGATCTAATCGATAGGGGTGATCAGAATGTCGAATGCCTAGACTTGATTAATGAAAAATGGTTTAGAGCAGTTCGCGGCAATCATGAGCAAATGGCTATTGATGCCTTGTTTAATGGTGGGGATGTCAATAACTGGCTATACAACGGTGGTAATTGGTTTTTCATGCAGGACTACGATAACGAAGTTTTATCCCGAGCTTGTTTAGCTAAAGCGGAGCAACTACCGCTAATAATCGAAGTAAACGCTGACGGCAAAAAGACAGTCATTGCACATGCTGATTATCCATCCGATGAATACGAGTTCGGAAAGCCAGTAGAAGAGCAGTATGTCATTTGGAGTCGTGAGCGCATTGGTGACGATAACGTCCGTGAGATTAAAGGTGCTGACCTATTTCTATTTGGGCATACACCAATGATTAAAGGTATCGAAAAGCGCGCTAATCAGGAATACATCGATACTGGGGCAGTGTTTGGTTATGGGCTAACTATGAGGCAAATCAAATGAACTGCATGTCATGCAATAAACAGCTAACAGATGATGAAGTTTACGTGTGTGCCCAGTGTGCTGATGAATACGCTCATTTGGAAGCGATGGATAAAATCAAAGGAGAGGGAGATGCAGAAGCTAAGGCGACGGCGCTGTAAAATATGCCGAGAATGGTTTCACCCTAAATACAGTAATATTTGGTGGTGTTGTCCAGAACACGGAGCAGAACTAGCGATAAAGCGAAGAAACAAGGAGAAAGAAAAAGCATTAGCGAAACGTAAAAAGGAGCAAAGAGAAAAGGAAGTTAAAGCAAAAGACAAACTCAAAGCCCGCAAGTTAGCAGTAAAACCCCTCTCATATTTCACCAAACAAGCACAGACCGCATTCAACGCATTCATCAGAGAAAGAGATAAGGATGAGCCTTGCATCTCGTGTGGTCGTTTTCACGAAGGTCAGTATCACGCAGGACACTATCGAACAACCGGTGCTAACCCAGAGCTTAGGTTTGATGAAGATAACGTCCATAAGCAATGCGCACCATGTAATAACCATCTATCGGGAAATATCGAAAATTACACACCTCGACTAATAGAGAAAATTGGTCAGGAGCGTTTCGATCGTCTGATGGGCTCTCATGAATTGCCAAAATGGAAACGCGAGGATTATGAGCGGATACGTGATCACTACCGAGCCAAGTTAAAGGAGCTGAAAGATGTTCACTGACTTAATCGCAGCTATTGAAGAAGCAAGATATTTAAAATCCAAATCAGGTGGTCGAGTTAACTTCTGTGTAATGCAGATTATGGACTACATGGAAGTAGTCAGCGGGCTGATGGATGGTGTCAGGGTTTTATATACAACTGCGAATGATGATTATCACACAGTATTACCGGAGGCGAGATGAATCTAGAAAGTGCTGTTAAATATCACTTCGCTAAAACTACTTCGATATCAGATGCGCCCAGCTCGACATCGCCAGATAGATTAACCGGCACTGATGTCATGGGTGCTTTTGGCATGTGTCAGAGTAAAGAGTCATTCGGCTATTCAGCATTCTTGGGGAAGATGGGAATAAGCCGAAATGACAGAGACAAAGCGATACAACTTTTAACTCGGCATGCATTGAATCATTGCGACAAGGTTCCAGCCTTACGCAAACTCGATATGAATGTTAAGCGAAAGGTAATGCAAATACTCGCAAAATTCGCTTATGCAGATTATTGCAGATCGGCATCAAGTGTTACTGAGTGCGTAAAGTGCAATGGATCAGGCTTTAAGATAAAGGCGGTTAAGGTTAAAAAAGTCTTTGGTAAAGAAGTTCGCATTATTGATGACACTGAGTCATGCGCTTGCGATAAATGTAATGGTAAAGGCTATGTTTCTTGTGCGTGCAATGACTGCAAAGGGCGTGGTATGGCAATAGACAAGGAAACGCTAAGGTTAACTGGTGAGGCTGTCAGTATGCCTTGTAAGCGTTGCTCTGGTCGTGGCTATGAGCGAATACCTGCATCAAAGGCTTTTCAATCCGTATCTCATTTAGGAATTACGATTGATCAATGGAAGCGTTCAGTTAGTAAATTTTATGAGTCATTGGCAGTTGAGTGTGAAAAAGGAGAAAGTAACGCAGATTACATACTAAAAAAGGTAACAAATTAAAAACGAATACTTCTAACGAATGAATTGACTTTTGCACTTTTCTGTGTAAATATCGTTCTAACGATGGGTTATTGCCATTTCGTTAACGTTAAAAGAATTAAAGACCTCGCTTTGGCGGGGTTTTTTGTTATCTAATCTGGTGTAATTCCACCATTTTAATTCCCCCGAATTCGAGGGAATAAGTTTTTGATATTATTCCAGAGTGCTTATTTGCATTGTGGTAATCCAACCATCCGGAATTTCCGGATAGTTCACATTCAGAAGATCGCTTAGGCGGTCTTTTTTATTATCTAAAATAAGGAACGAAATTATGTACGCACTTAAATTAATCACTGAACGTGAAGGTCGTAAAGTGGAAGAAGTCCACTGCTTAGGTGAAATGTACCGTTTAGAGTTTTATCCTGAATCAGAAAATAAAGATATCGTAGCGCGGGTTGAACACACAAAGAAAGACGCCATCCCATCATTTGATATTAAGCGTACAGATCATGCTTACATTACAACGATAGTCGGTGACACGGTTCGGGTTATCAGTCGCGGATTAAAATCAAACTAACATGGGTCGCTTATGCGGCCTTTTTCATTTCTACCATGTCGAGAATATGCTCGAAATGGTTTCGCATATGCCGACCACAGAATCAATCACAACACATCACGTTCACGCAAGAGCTGTGAGTCGGCGTCCTATTAACTTTAATTACGGAACACTCCGCAGGGGGTGAGTATGCGCATGCCTGAAAAAAATACAGAATTCTGGGTGCAAATCTGGGACTGGATAACAATAAATGCGCCACTTATCGCTGGCGTTTTGTTAGCCGGAATGACTGCTTTTACCAGAGAAAAAAGAGAAGGTTCGGGATGGAAGGCATCTCTAGCTGAGGCGGCTATATGTGCCTTTATCAGTATCGGCATCATTACTGCTTTGGAGTATGCAAAGTTGCCTATCAGCTTGGCTCAGTTTTTTGGTGTGTTTATTGGCTTCCTAGGTACTAAGAAAATCGGTGCAATCGTGGAAGCGGTAATGTCGTTCTTCAAAAATAAATTCGGAGTTAACAAATGACACTTAGTGAGAAGCAACGCAAGTTCACTCGCATGATTGCGGACTTAATTATTTTTGCCTACGACAACGGATATGAGCTGACATTCTCGGAAGCATACCGAACACCAGAGCAAGCACAGTTAAATGCTAAATCAGGTGCGGGTATTAAAAACAGCTTACATACACAACGCCTAGCTGTGGATTTCAACCTATTTAAAGACGGTAAATATCTAACAGCATCAAGTGATCATAAATTGCTTGGCGAATACTGGGAATCTATCGGCGGTACATGGGGTGGTCGTTTCAATGACGGTAATCACTACTCGTTAGAGCACAATGGCGTTAAGTGATATGAACACGCTAACTAAGGTATTAGCTGGACTACTGGCAATATCTGCATTCTGGCTATGGTGGGTAATAGATGATTACGACAAACTGAGCAAAGATTACAACACAGCAACCAATCAGTTATCACAGCAAATCAACATCAACAAAGACTACCAAGCCCGTATCACTCGATTAAATCAACTCGATATTCGTCACTCACAGGAGTTAGCCAGTGCA